CGCGTCGAACGCTCGACGCGCCTTCACGGCGTAGCCATCCGTGGCTCGCTTGGCGATTCCCTTCGGCCCGCCGTTATGGGTTCGTGCGATGGTGTCGATCGACCAGTCCCTCGCGTAGCGCGAGAGATACGCGAGCACGACACGCTCGGCGTAGGCCCGGTCGGTGACAGCCTCGTAGCCGCGTGCCTTGAGGCTCGGCTCGTGCTCGACGGCATCGAGCCAGTAGACCTTGTGGATCTGGTACGCGCCGAGCGCGCGGCCATCGTCGCCGACGGCGCGGTCTGGGTCGCGCGAGCCGCCAGTCTCAACCTGGCGGAGCGCGTCAAGGATTCGGCGGGTGTCCGTGCCGGCGGGAGGTGGCACGACGAGCGCGGCGGCGAGGAGGGCGGCGATCATTCGTCGACCTCCTCAAGGATGACGAGGTCGGTGAGATCGACGATCATCGGCTCGCCCGTGATCGAGTACGCCGCGCGCACCTCGATCATCCCGGTCTCCTCGACGATCCCGTACACATCGGCCGACGAGCGGCACGACGAGAACATATGCGCGAGGGCATCGTCGAACGCATCGGACTGCGCGTCGATGTGCTGCGGGTCGATGTGCGCAAGGATTGTGCGTGAGGCTTCGGCCTCGGCTTCGTGCGGGAGGTAACTCACGCGCGGCCCCCTTCCATCGCTGCACGGCAGATCGCTTCCATCCGCTGCTTCGCGGCGGCGATCATCGGCGCGTGCGTGTCCACGATCGCGCGGAGCGACGCGCCGTCGCGCTGTCCGGCCTTCGCGCGTTGCGTGATCGCGTTCATCTGTGCTCCGATCGAGGCGGCGTACTCGGCCAGTACGGCCTCGTACTGGTCGCGCAGGCCGGCAAGATCGATCGCACGGCTCACGCGAGCGCGTAGGGTTACGAGGCTATTAGTGGCAGTCTTCATCGGTCGGTTCCTTTCGTCGGGATTCGTTCCCGACGCAACTAGTATCGGCTCGATTCGCAGCGAGTCAATAGGATATCCAAGATATTCTATCGGCTCGCGCAAGTATCAACGGGAGCGGGACTTACGCGCGCGGAGTTATCGGAGGTGGCAACCGTTGCCACTTATCAACAAGGTTATGCGTCGCGCTTGCCGCAGCATCCGCGCTTCTTCGGAGCGTCGGCGGGAGCCTCGCCGGCGACCGTCACCGCCACCCATCGAGACTCCGGGCACGCGCTGCTCGCGAGCCTGATCTTCGCGCCGACGAAGCATCCGCAGGCCAGACACACTCCCCGGTCGTGCTTGTCGCACGCGACGCACGAGTCCCATCGCGCGGTGATCGCGTCCTCGGGAGCGCGGTCGCGACCGAGCGCAGCCTTCGCCACGCCGACGGCACCGCGCGCCAAGTCGGCGATGGTCTGCCTTCCGATCGTCTCATTCCCATCCCGATCGATCACCTTATGACGAATGTTCATGTCGAAGTCCTCAACACCGTGATCGTCTGCGGGAAGCCGTACTGCTTCGCTCCGGCGGCGTTGATGATGTTATACAGCGATCCGACTCCAGTCACGGGATCAAGATACGAGATAGTCCCGCAATGGTAGGGGCATTCAATGTCCGGCTCCTCAATCGTCTCCGATGTCATAGGGCCTACATCTTGTGTGTTGCACACGGAGATCGGGAAGTATGGATGAGGGATATCGCAGATATATTTACTTCCAAAGGAGAAGGTTGACAGACCGAAGTACTGGATCCTAGCCTCTTGCAAGGTGAAGGTTCGGGATGGAATGTTGGGGGCTGTCGCGTCGTACAAGAGACCATCGAGTGGCCCCGTGTAGAAGAGGTAGACATCCTGATCGATTGCGGACGCATAAGGCACCTGATTGAGATCGCAGTCGTAAGTGATCCGATAGATGGTCTGCCTCATTCTGGTGCGGATGTAGAGCGAGGAAACACACGCACACACTACCGAGCATGGGGTTTCGATTGGAACCGACGCTCCTTCGCAAGCATTGCCATCCTGCGAAAAGTCCGCTCGATGATTGTAGGTCGCTTGGAGCATCTGGCCGTTGTTGCTTTGGATGGCCGTGTTGAATCCGAAGAACCCGGTAGACCTGGTGGCAACCAACTTCCCTTTTCCGATCGTCATGGGATCGACTGTCGTATCGTCAGTAAATACTTGTGCCAACTCCGCGCCTGTCCATATCGTCGGCATCATGCTTTCGGGAAGTTCCTGAAACTGCCCAAATGGGCAAAGCGGGTTACACGCAGCTCCACCGCAATAGTCGTTTCCATCCGACCCTCTCGTGCAAGTCCATAGAACAAAGAACGACTTGAAAACTTGCTCGATCGGTTCTGGGCATTGCATCTTCTGGTAGTGGGCGATGAGATGCAGCGCCATCTGATCGCTCTCGTACTGTCCGTGAAAAACTGGATCCTGCGAGTAGCAGGTGATGACGGTACCTTGATAATCGTACGGGTACTCGATCGCGCAGCATCCCGCCTCCCAGTAGCCGGATTCCCGAGGAACCCCTGTTGAGGTCTCGACGATCTCCAACTCGCTGTACCGCCAGTTCACGAGCAGCGACGGAGGCCCGTAGTCGCTCTGAAAGTCCGTGACCTCATAAGTGAATCCAGAGGTCTGCGAGTACGGCCTGATCTGGCCGTATTGAGCACCGCAAGACGGAGACCCACAGCAGCACACCCGCGACGGGTTCAGCATGGCCTTACTTCTTCAGCCACTTCGAGAGCAGTCCGAAGTGCCCAACGATGAAGCCGGCCGCGAGGCAGAGAGCGCACGCCCAGACCGAGCCGAGGAACGATTCAACGCTTGCGAGCACCATGTGTAGATCCCTTCTTTCGATTCTTCCGGACAGGTTGAGGTGGCGCGGTGCGCCGGAAAGCCTCGTCGAAGATCCTATCGCGTTCGCGCATCTGCCACACGCGCTCGCGCGCATCGTCCCCGCCGACCTCGATCAACTCGGCCGCGAGTTCGGCGTTGCGACGCTCGGCCGGCGTGATGAGACCGAGCCAACCGCGCACGAACTTCCCGAGGCCCAAGTGCCACACGAGGAAGGCGATCCCTGCGATCGAGAGCGCGAGTAGGCCGTAGGTCACGACCTCGGCCCACCACGGCGTGATATTCGTCGTACCCATGAGGTAGACCTGCACGGCATCGACGAGGCCGAGTATCTGCTCCTGCTCCACGATGCCCCCCTCGGCTTGCGTGCGGATCACCGGGATCGACGGATCCGGCTTCCAGGTCTCCTCGTGGATCGTCTCGAACCGACGGCCGCTCGACCTCGCGAGCGTGCCGATCTCGTTCGAGGATCGCGCGATCTTCTCGGTGGCCGTCGAGCATCCGGCGATCACGGCGCACACGATCACGAGCGCGCGCGTCATGGCTCCTCCGGCTCGACGAAGTCCTTCCCGTTCCACTCCCATCCGATCCCGCACGCTTGGCCCTCGGCGAGTTGGATCGCCTCGCTTCCGACTGGGGGCGACCACGACGAGCCGCCATCCCAGAGGATGAGATTGTCCACGATGCCGCCGATGACGATCGCCCACCGCATGAGTCCCTCCTAGTAGTAGGTCACGAACACGACCACGCCGCCGCCGCCCGCGCCGCCTGCGCCGCTCGCGTAGCCGTTCTCGCTCGCGGCACCGCCTCCGCCGCCGCCGCCGTAGGAGCCGCCTGCCGCGCCCGCTTGGCCCGCCATCGCAAGGCCAGATCCGCCACCGCCGCCACCCGTCGCGACGATGCCGTTTGAGAATCCGGCGATCGGATCCTCGAGATCATCCGTGCTACCGCCAGAAGCAGAAGATCCAATCCTCGCCGTGCCCGAGCCGGAGCCACCAAACCCATACAGGTTGCCAGTTGACACGCCGGCTCCGCCGCCACCGCCCCCGCATCCCTTCGCATGAGTGGCCGAATCTACGCCATTGCGCGTGCCGCCGGCACCGCCCGCTCCGCCGTCGAATAGTCCGCCAGTCTGTGCGGCTCCCGCAGCACCCGCGCTCGTGTTGCCACCGCCGCCGAGGTTGCCACCGACCGCTCGGCCGTATACACCCGGCGAATCCCCGAGGCGTGTCGTGCCGCCGTTCGTGCCTCCTGCTCCGTTGGTGTCGTTGGCCGTGCGCGATGCGCCGCCAGTACCGCCGGCCCCGATCGTCACGGAGATCGTCGCGGGAAGGTCGGCCGCGTTCCAGGTTGTCTCGGTCACGGCCGCGCCACCGCCTCCGCCGCCACCGCCTCGAGCACTCGACGCGGCACCGCGACGGCCAGAGCCTCCGCCACCGCCACCGCCGACCATGATCGCGTACACGATCTTCGCGCCCGCCGACTTCGTCCAAGTGCCGCTCGAGGTGAACGCCTCGACCTTGGCCTTGCGTCCATCGATGCGCGCGATCGCTTGCGTCGTGCCGTCATCGGTCTCGACGAAGAGCGCGCCGTCGTAGTAGTTGATCGCGAGCTCGCCCTGCGCGAGTTCGCCCGTGGTCGGCTCGACTCCCGTATCGCCGCTGCGCTTGTGCTTGATGAGGTCGGCCATCAGGAGGCTCCGTACTCGCCGCCGTCGAGCGTGGTCGTGAACTCCGCAGGGCACGCGCCCGTGATCGGATTCGGCGCGATGAACTCGTACGCGAGCGCGCCATTCTCCGCGCGGCGCATGATCATCTCCACGATCGCTCCCGTCGGTACTGGCTCGAAGAAGTAGCCCTCGGCATCGTCGAGTTCTCGCGAGGTCACGGCGTATCCGAATGCGCTCGTGGTTGTGTTCCCGATCTCGAGCAGGTTGATGGCCGCGTCCGTTGAAGTTGATCCAGACTTTCCGTTGGCCGGGTTCGCGATAGCGACACCCGTGGCCGTACTGCGACGAATCTCCTGCCAACTGTACTTCCACCGTGCGCGCCCGGCACTAATGATCGCGCTGCCGGTGATCTGTGCGGGAAACCGCTTCTCGCGATTCGCGTAGTCCTCGCCCGTGCGATCGACGCGGCGCGAGTTCTGCACCGCGCCGTAGATCTCGCCCCAGGTTTCCGGGGTGAGCGCGCCGAGTCCTTTGCTGATCGTCGGCTTCATCGTCAGATACCGGGAAGGGTGGAGAAGTTCGCGGTTCCGGGGAATGGTTGCCGCGCGTAGACATACTGGGCCTGCAAATTAGAACCGGATGCTATGAGTTTTGGATTCCCGTCAGGCTCTCGATCTGGAACTTGGCGAAGATGCGCCGCTCCGTCCCAGACGAAGGTATAGGTGACCTCGTAGAGGTCGATCGCGATGCGCGATCGGCGCACGCCCGTGAACAGGACATAGCCGGCCGTCCCGCCGAGGAAGTCGTCCGAGTTGCGCTTCCCGATCATCGCGTTGACGTCCGCTTGGTTCGCGTTCGTGAAGTCCGTTCGCACCGTGTAGGTCAGTTCCTGCTGCACGACGAGGCCCGAGACAGGCACGCCGGCTTGATCGACCTTCGTCCCGCCGATGTCCGTCGTGAGACCGGGCGCGTTGAGGTTCTGCGGAAGCGTCGCGCCCGTGCGCCAGATATCGACGGCCTCGACTCGCGTGCTCGATTCGATCTTCACGAAGTCGGCCGAGGTCTCCGCTTGGGCATCGTCGGTGTAGGAGGCCGTCGCCGTCCAAGTCTGTCCGCCCGAGTCATCGACTGGGGCGTATGACAGGTTCGAGAGTTTCGCGCCCGCCGAGATGCCGCCAGAGTAAGCCGCTCCGAGCGTGTAGCCACCGCCCGTGAGTTGAGTACGAGCGGCCGAGGCCGTGCCGTCCGTGACGGCCGTGACAAGCAGGTTCACGCGCGCCGACTTCGTGTCGTTCGCTTCGGTCTCCTCGATGCTCTTGACGATCACGGCCATAGGTCACCCCTTCAGGTAAGCACCGCCACGCCGCCGGCGGAGAGCGTCGCGTTCAACTTCTGTAGCTCGATCGTCTGCTTCTTCGCTTCGTCATAGATCCGAGCGTCGAACTCGTTCGCCCGAGCGGGTGCATCGAGAGCCGACTGCTGCGGGACGATCGTGCTCGCGTCGGCCATCTGTCGCGCTCTCGTCTGATCTTCCAACGCGCGATCTCGAACTTGCGTCGTGTCGGCGAAGTCCGCTTGCATCCGGCCCAACTCCTCGATCATCGCCGTGAGTTCGGCCGTCGCCGTACCGTCGATGCCGACCGACAGTCCCTTGAGCGTGTCGTTGATCTTCGCCAGTTCGTCGGTCTGCTTCTTGGTCTCGTCGAGCACTCGTCGCTCGATGTCGATCGGGTCGCTCGTCGCTCCGATCTTGATCCCGCCGATCGCGGTCGAGAGCGTCTCCGTCATCTTCTGTCGATCGACCTCGTCCTTCTGGGCCTTCGCGCGAGCGGCCGTGGTCGCGTCGGCGATGCTCGCCTCCAGGCGCGCGCGCTCGTCGAGGAGCCGATTCTGTTCGGCCTCGGCGCGCTTGCGCTCGGCGACGGCATCCCGGAGATCCTGCACGGCCTTGAGTTGCTCGATCAGGTCGTTGGTCGCCGCAGCGTCGAGGCCCGCCGCCTGCGCCTTGAGGCGGAGGATGTGCTCCTCGGCCGCGGCCTTGCCCATCGTGAGTTCAAGCATCTCGCGCTCGAGCGCGGCCTGCTCGTTGGCGATCGAGTCGATCGCCGACTGGAGCGCGCGGGCCTCCTCGGTGATCCGAATCGTCTCCTGCGCGATAGTGTTCTTCTCGCCCGCTGCGGCCTTCGCGACCTTCTCGACCTCGGCCTGCTGCTTGGCGAGGTCGAGTGCCTCCTGCGCGGCCTTGATCCGGGCGATGTCGTTGGGGTCGGTGATGCCCGCCGCGGCGATCTTGCGGTCGAGGATCATCTCCTCGTAGTCGGCCGCGCTCATCGTGAGTCGGAGCCGCTCATCGTCGAATCCTTGGATCAGTTGCGCGATCGTCGCGCTGCGCTGCTCGGCCTCGGCCTTGAGTCGAGTCTGTTCGGCGAGTTGCTGCGCGAGATCGACGCGCTGCTCTTCGAGTGCCAGGTTGTTTGCCGTAGCTCCGGCGAGTGCCTTCGCCGCGTCCTCCTGCGCCTGCATCGCGGAGAGGATGCCTCTCATATTTGAGAGTTGTGCGGCCGCTTCGTTCGCTGCGGTTTCGTCGATCGCACCCTCGGCGACCTGCTGGTTCCTGATCTGTAGCGTGCGCTGCGCGTCGGCGACATCCTGCTCGGCCTTTGCGCGCGCGGCGACAGCATCAGCGACCGCCTTGTTTGCGGCGATGTTGGCCGCGATCTCGTCGCGGAGTTCTCGCTCGGCGGCGATCTCCTGCTCGATGAGTGCGACCTGATCGGCCCGAGCGTTGAGGAGAGCCTGAAGTCCCTCGATGTCCGCTTGCGTTCCCGATCCCTTCGAGCGAGCGGATGCCGTGTCCTTGTTCAGCGACTCGACCGCCGCCATCGTGCGCTCGATCACGGCTTGCGTGCGCTGCATATTCGCCTCGATGCGCGCATTCGACTCGGCGACGCGAGTCTCGGCATCCGAGACGAACTTGTCGATCACGGCATAGAGCGCGCCGGCGGCGACGAGGATCAGACCGATCGGCCCCAGAGCCGTGTAGAGCGCGGCCCCGATCGCACGGCCGGCCGTCGCGGCCCTTGCCGCCACGCCCGTGAGCGTCGCGTCGAACTTCATCGCGCCAGACTTGATCGCCTCGAACGCCGTCGAACTAGCCGCCGGCAAGCCTTGGAAGCCCGCCTTGATCCGGCCGAACGCCGTCGAGGCGAGCGTCGGAAGCGACGAGATCGCCGGCCCGATCTTCGAGAGCGCGCCAGTCGCGGCCGTCGCGCCCGACGAGAACGCCGAGGACATCGACTCGCGGAGAGCCACGAACCGGGCCGGGATCGTGCCCGTGAAGTCGCGCACCTTCCCGAGCGCGGCCGTGATCGCACCGCCCTGCGCCTTCGTCACGGTCGCCGTCTGGACGATCGCCTCCTCGATGCGCGATGAGCCGAGCACGATCGCATCGGCCATATCGACCGAGCCGCTCGAGAACGACGCGCGAGCCTTCGCCATCTGGGCCTCGACCGCACCGCCCATCGACAGGATCGGCGAGTTGTTGATCGTGCTCCCGAGGATGTCGATATCGCCAGTCGCCTGCTCGCGCACGCTCCGGATCGTCTTCGCCACACCGTCGATCGGCGCGAGGTCGATCGGAGGGAGGATCGTGGTATCGACCGCAGGAGCGACCGTAGCCGCCGCCGCCGCGACCGGAGCCTCCAACTTCGGAGCCGTGATCTTCATCCCGGCGAGCGCGCCGGCCTGCCGCTCGAGTGCCGCGATGCCTTCCACGACCTTCGGGATCTGCTTCGTCCCGATCTGCACGAGGTCGCGCATCTGGAAGATGAACGAGGGATCGATTCCGAGTTTCGCGAGCGTGCTCGAGAGCGCGTTCACCGCACCGTCCATCGCCGCCAGGTCGCGCTTGGACTTGCCGACGAAGCCGTTCAGCGCGGCGAACCCGCTCTGGAGTCCGTCGGCGTTCACCTTGAAGTTGACGAACAGGTCGCCCGTGTTAGCCACTCTTCGAGCCTCCTAGTGCCTTGAGCATAGCGATCCAAGCGTCCGGCCCCTTACTCTCGGCGGCAGGAGACTTGGGAAGCCACGGCATGAACTCGGAGACCTTCGCGGCCGCGCTACCCGGCTTGCGGTGCGCGTTCACATAGAGCGCGGCGAGCATCGCGAAACCGTAGTCCGTGCGGAATCCGCCGATCGGCTCGAGCGCGTCATACGCCATCCACTCGGTGAGTTCGCGCGAGGACACGCGAGACTCGACCTCGGCGACCGTCATCCCGAGTGCGAGCGCGAGGCGGAAGAGGAACCGCCGGCACGCTCGCTCGGTCAGTTTCCCGTGATGCTCTCCACATCCTTCGCGCCCATGCCCGAGAGCCTCTGGGCGACCTCGAAGAGCGGGTCGATCACGCGAGCCGGGAGGCCCGCGACCTGATCGACATCGCCGTCGGCGAAGAGCCGCTTGCCGTCCGCGTCGCAGATGCACCGGACGAGGAGGCGCGCGCGGAGATTGACGAAGTTCATCTCGCGGTTAGTGCCCTTGCCGATGAAGCACGCGGCCTCGAACGAGTCGCGCTCGCCGGCCGTGAGGCCACGGATCGAGATCGGCTCGGCGATGCCGGGAATGGAAACCGCCTCCACGGGAATGGAGGCGGCGAGTGAAAGCACGAAGTCCTTCGATGCGGTCATGGTGTGGTGCTCCGAGATGTGCGAGGCGATCAGGTCGAGGAGGTAAAGCTGCCAGTCACGCGGACGGTGAGGTCGGCCTCGACCGCGCCATCGACTGCGGCCGAGACATTGAACGAAGTGACATAGCCCGAGAAGGCCAACTGGAAACCGCCCGTGCCCGTGTTCGGCCCAAACTGGATCCTGAAGTTGCGGTAGTCGGCACCGTTCGCGTAGGTCGCCGGGTTCAGCGCGCCGTTGTTCGATCCCGTGCCGAGAAGGCCGGCCGAATACGCGGGCGCGAAGAGCGTCACGGAGATCGTGCCCGAGTCCTTCGTGCCGCCGATGAACGACTTCACGCTAGCCGACAGAGCGGAGGTATCGATCTCGGCGATCGAGATCCCATCGACGGAGATCGACTTGATCTCGCCGACGGCGGTGAAGGTTGTCCCTCCAGATCCAACCGAGGTTGCGTATGAGAAGGTTGAGCCGGGTGCGACGATTGCCATGTGTTAGCTCCAGGTGATTGCGGTCGTGAGTTTGATCGTAGACGAAGCCTGCACGGCACCATCCTGCTCGGCCGAGATCGACAGGTTCGTGCAGATGCCGTTCGCGCTAGCGGTGAGTTGTGCTCCGGCGAAGTAGATGACGAACACGCTCGCGGTGGCATCTCCGCTGATCGGTTGGATCACCGATTGAATACTCGCGAAGTCCGACGGCGCGAAGAAGTCCACCGTGATAGTGCCAGACTCAAAAGCACCCATGATGTACGCCTTGTCGGTGCTCGTGAGACTGGTGATATCGATCTCGGTCAGCGAAGAGCCGCCGACGGAAATGCTAGTGACCTCACCGATGAGGACACCAGCCGCATAGAACTCCGTACCGTACGAGGAGAGTGCCATCGATTAGCTCCAGGTGATTGCGGTCGTGAGCTTGACGGTAGCGGACGCGGTCACGGCCCCGTCCTGCTCCGCCGAGATCGAGAGATTCGTGCAGATGCCATCAAAGGCAGCGTCGAGCGATCCGCCAGCAAACGCGATCGTGAAACTCGAAGCCGTCGCGTCGCCGCTCGCCGGGATCAGCGAGGCGGAAAAGTCCGCGTAGTTCGCCGGCGCGAAGAAGTCGATCGTGAGCGTGCCCGCTTCGAGCGCACCCATGATGTAGGACTTGTCCGTGCTCGTGAGGTTCGTGATGTCGATCTCGGTCAGCGAGGAACCACCGACAGAGATGTTCGTGACTTCGCCGACGGCCGTACCGCCGATGGAGAGCGTCGTGTTGTATGCGGAGAGTGCCATGCGGAGTACCTCGTTAGGAGTGCATCGAGACTACCTCTAGCGTCGCCAGATATAAACCGTGCGTGGCACCATCTGCGGGCGGTTGATAGTCGGTTTGGATCGTCGAGACCCGGCTCGACTTGACGGAAATCTTCACGACCCCGCCGGACGAGAAGTCCTGCGACCAGTCGGCGAAGATCGCTTGAGCCTTCTGGGCGATGTCCACGGAGACCTTCTTGTCGAGCGCGAGGCAATGGAGCGACACGCTCGACCGGGTGAGGGTCGGCACGCCCGAGAGCACCAGATACGGCGCGCTCGAGTTCAACTCGTACACGATCGCCGGGAGCGACCCGTTGTCCTCCCGGAGTTCGGGGTAGATCCGCACCGGGTGCGTGCCGATGATCGAGGTCAGGCTCGCCGTAGCGGCGACCTTGGCCTTGATCGCGGTCTCGATGTTCCAGACGGTTTGTGCACTCACGAGAGATCCTTACTGGGCGTGGACTTGATCCGGCCCCACTCGTTGATGAAGTCCGTGAACTCCTGCACCGCCGAAGCCTCGGCTCCCGGCTTGAGCCGCTTGAAGAGGCGGAAGAAGACCCACTTGCCGGGGATGTCCTTCTTTCCCTTCACCCATCCGCGCATCCGGCCCTTGCGGACGATCGAGAAGCCCTTCTCGATGAGCCGGCCGTAGAACGCCCCGCTCTTCCCGGTCACGCCGATGCGGCGACCGATGTAGAGCCGACGCTGCTTCGAGCCGAGCGGGATCACGGCGATCGCCGTCGAGACCTTCGAGCGCGCGAGACCTGGCGAGACCATGCGGCCACGCCTCATGTACGGCCACAATCGATCGCCGGGGAATCCCTTGTCCGTGTTCGTCGTGAGCGAGTTGATCTCGGAGCGCATGGCGGCGGCGATGCGCTCGAGCGTCCGAGTCGCCACGCGCTCGATCATCGCCTTCTTGAGATTGTCGTCGAGTTTCTTGAACGCCGCGACGAGTTCCTTCCCGCCGGACAGGTTCACGCTCTCGAAGAACTGCTGCGACATCACGCCACCTCCCGCACGGTCACGGTCACGGTCTGCTGCCGCGCGTCGTACTGCTCGATGCCGATGATCTCGAAGGTACGGGTGTCCGTCTGGAGGCGGGCCGTCACCGACAGAAGAGCGGCATCCTTCTCGCGCATCATAATCTCGTAGGAGCGTTGGTGTGTGACCTGCTCGCGCTCGACACCCTCGGCGGCAGATGTCCCTTTGAGGTAGCCCCAGACGATCGTGCCCACGCCGAGGAAGGTCGGCTCGAGCGAGCCGAACTCGTCGAGATCCGTCGTGCGGTTGAGCACGAGGAACGGCGTGCGCATCAGGCCGGAGCGGACTCGCCTCATGCCATCCTCGGGATCGAGTACATCCGAGCGAGCGACTCCACGCCATGCGGGACTTCGGTGAGCGCGGTCTCGCTCCCGGTCTCGCGGGCGATGTCGTACCAGTATGCGACCGACATCAGCACGGCCTGCCGGAGAGCCTGCGGGATCGCGCTAGCGGCCGCGCCGTAGCCGGCCGTATAGCCGATCGTCACGCTTGAGATGCCCGCGTAGACCCGCGTGCTCGGCCACGCCGAGATCGTGCTCGGGTTAATGACGATGCTGCTCGGGAGCCTCTGGCCCTCGAGCGTGTACGCGCCCGCGCTCAAGGTCTGCGTCGCGCCGGCCGTGTCCACATAGGTGATCGAGGAGACCGCCGAGACCTTGCCGGCCGGGAGGATGATCTCGTAGCCGCGCGGGAAGCGATCGAGCTTCAGCGTGTAGGTTCGGTTGACGAACGGGCGATTAGCCAGTCCCTCGACATAGTTCCTCGCCGCCACGATGAGCGAGGTGATGAGCGAGTCCTCGTCCGTGTGCGTCACTCGCAAGTGCGCCTTCGCCTCGGTAATCGTGACAGGCTCGACCGCCGGCGAGGTCGCCTCGACATTCGACAGGTAGGTCGCACCGTCAATCGCCAGCATCGCTCGCCTCCTTCGTCGCCTTGCGGAGCCGCACACGGCCACGCTCGGGAGTCTCGATCTTCGGCTCGTCGCGCTCGACCAAGCCGGACGCAATGTATCGCGCCGCGTCAGAATCTGGAATCTCGCAGCGCATACCTGCGGCGAACGCGCCTGCGCTCGTGACGAAGGACTTCAGTATGTGGACTCTCATGTGTGATCCGAAAAGAAGAGGGCGAGCCTTGCGGCCCGCCCTCGTTTCATCCGACCATCCACCTATTAGGTGTTGTCATCCTTCAGGGCGCGGAAGGCATCGGCGCGAACGACCTTCGCGTCGAGGCGCATCTCGCCGAGGTAGCCGATCTGGCCGTTGCCGGCGTACAGTTCGTTGAGAACCTGCACGCTCATGCCCGTGCGCTGCGCGACCACCATGTGCTGGAAGTCGCCGATCACCGCGTGGATCTGGTCGTTGACATTGCCGAGCGTGGGTGCCCACGGCGTGACATAGACCGGGATGCCGAGCAGACGGTCGGGCGTGCCGGCCTGGAAGGAAGGCTCCCAGAGGTACGGCGCGCTCAAGTGGCCGGACGAGCCGATGACCTTCTCGGTCAACTTGCGGACGGCCGTCAGGAACGACTGGCTCGTGACGATCGCGCACGACGGGCTCTTGAGGTACTTCATCGGCAGGCTGTAGACCCAAGTGATGAGTTCGTCAGAGGTGAGCGTGCCGTCGGTCGCGAGCTCGGTAGCGGTGCCGAGCGTGGCGTTCTTCAGACCTTCCGGCTTGTTCGTGCCGTTGCCGTGCCACAACTGGTACTCGATCGACTGGCCGAAGAGGCGACCCATGCGCTGCGCGACCATGCTCTCGACGCTGAAGTCAGCACCGCGAGCAGGAGCGTCCTGCACGAGTTCACGCGAGACCTTGACCACGCGGCGCAGCGAGTTGCCCGTGAAGGTCTTGTTGGTGAAGGTCGGCGTGTATTCATCGACCGAGCCCGCTTCGCCGGCCCAACCTTCGCCGTCGATCTCGGTGGAGAGGAAGTCGCCCTCGAGCGTGAAGTTGGTCGTGAAGTTGCCGACATCGATCTTGCGGCAGAGGTTGTAGATCGCGGTCTCGAGTTCCACGCTCTTCTGCAACTGGGCGTAGAAGCCGGCCGACGGGAGGTACTGGCCGTCGCCCGAGCCTGCGGCGATCGCGCGAGTGTCGAAGTCGCGGCGGTGGCCGTTCTTCAGGTAGTCGGCGAACCGAGCCTCGTACTGCTCGCCGATCTGCGGAGCGAACGAGCGAGTCTCGACGCGGGCCGGAGCCTCACGCTCGACCACGACCACGCCGTGCGAGCTCTTGGCGGCGCGCGAGTTCAGGTCGGCGATCATGTCGCGACGCTTGGCGAGAGCGTCGTACTGCTTGCTCTTCTCCTCGTACTTGGCCTGCATCTCGGCGGCGGCCTCTTCGGTCGCGCCATCCATGCCTGCCACCATCTCCTGCATCTCCGCGTAGAGGGCACCCATCTTCTCGACGAGTCCCTTGTAAGTATCACCGTTCATGTTGCCTCCTTGTGGCGTTGGTGATTAGTTGGCCTTCAGGCAGATGAGCGACTTGGGGTCGATCATGTTCCCGCCCACGCGGACGGATGCCCGAAGCACGACTTGTCCGGTCGCTGCGCGCACTTCGTTGAGCCGCTCCACCTGGAGGCCGCTCGTGTGCATCGCGAGCACATACTTGGAGAGATCGACGAGCAGCGCGAGACGGTCGCCCGTCGCGTCTGCGTCGCCTTGGTAGTTCGTGTAAGGCATCCCGTACATCGGACGATTGAAGAGCGAGCCGTACGAGTCGCCATCGCTGGCCGAGAGGCCGGCGAGAGGGAGAATCGTCTGCGCTGATCCGCCCGACGAAGTGACGAACATCTCGGCGATCGATGCGGTTCGCGCCAAGACCCACACGGCATTACCGTACGAGGACGGACGGATGATCCGGCTCACGATCTCAAGGCGAGGAAGTCCAGAGATCGAGCCGCCCGCTGCTCCGTTCGCATCATCGACGACCTGATTACCTTCGCCGTACACGCTCGAAGCAGACTTGAAGAGCGGGTAGTTCCAGATTCCCTGCATCTCCTTGCGCGAGTTCGTGTTGATCGACGGATCGCCGACGAGGATCTGTCGCTCGATCTCGGTCTGGAGCTTCCGGATCAGGAAGTCGCGAAGCACGCTCTCCGCGCTCACGCTACCGATCGATTCCTCGATCAGTTCCTTCGAGACGATCATGTTCACGCCGACATCGTGGAGCGTGATCGCTCGACTCTCGTACTCGAGGTCGTAGTTCGTCGGAACGGATCCGCCCGACTTCTTCCATCGCGGCAACTCGAAGGTGCCGTTGATGTCGGCGCGTGCGCCTTCCTGATCGTACGAGATCCGATCCTGCGTCTCGATGTTCTCGTTGTAGTGCGTGACGGTCAACTTGTTCGCAGTCACATCGACCTTGCGAACGCGACCGAGCACCCACGAGGTCTGCATCGACTCGGTGAAGAACGAGGCCCACGCCTCGGGCGTAAGGCTCGCGGTCTGCACGCCACGCTGTTCGTGGAGCGTGCGCGCGTCTTCGCTGCTGATCGCGGCAGGGCCGCGTGAGAGGTAGCGAAGGAACGCTTCGCGGTGTCGAGTCTCGCTCATATCCTTATCCTCGCATCTTTGAGTGTCGAAGGTCAACGCTTGGGGCCAAGCCAGATACGCCGGCGAACCGTCGCCGGCACGGGCGCGCTCGCCGTCCAGAGGTCGAACGAGCGGCGATCGACCACGAGGTCGGTAGCCGGGTTCGCCGGGAAGGTCACGGCCGAGACCTCGTGGAGTTCGAGATCCTCGATCATCCGGTGCACCTTGCCGTCCCGCTCCTCGAAGCGATCCGAGCGCACGATGAAGCCGAACGACATCGCCGAGACCACGCCCGAGCGCACCGCGACGCGAGCGTCCCGGCCGACCTGGGTGTCGATCGGCTCCATCTCGACCACGAGGCCGTGCTCATCCTCGGCGAGCCGGAGGCTCCCGGCCGTCGTGCGAGCGATCGGCATCGATGCGTCGTGGTTCCAGAGGGCGACCACATCCGGCTTATCCCGGAGCGTCCGCTCGAACGCGCCGCGCACGATGATCTCGTGGGCGTATCCGATCGGATACGGGGTCTCGGTCACGCTCGCGTAGCCGCGGAGAACCTCCCGGCCATCGTCCGCACGCACTTCCATCGCCTGCCCGTAGCGTCGCTCCATGATGTCGCCTCCTGCGCGGTCTACGCGCTCGAGAATGTTCGTGGCCCACGAGCGGCCCGCGTCGCCTCCCCAGAGTGCCCACGCGATCCGGCCGGCCGACGGGAAGCCTTCCTCGCCGGGTGACCATCCTTTGCCTTGCTTGTCCACCTCGTGCCGCGCGAAGTACGAGGCCATGCGCTGCACCGTGTCGATCGAGAGCGCGCGACCGTTGGCGATGTCACGCGCCCGGGCGACCCCGACCTCCGTCCCGCCCCGCCCGTGCTCGCGCCGCCACGCGAGGCCACGCTCGGCCTCCTCGCGCATCCCGGCGTTAGGCTCGAAGGAGTCAGCCACCCTCGGCCTCCGTGCACATCGAGATCGCGATCGCGACAGCCTGATCCTGATCGTAGCCCTCGTCGAGGAGCCGACCGATCTTGCCGCTCACGCACTCCTGAACCTCGGGCGAGAGATCGGCGAGCCGCTTTGACTTGCGCTTCGCGTAGCGGCCCTTCGAGTCCCGCGATGCCGGCACGACTGGAGCCGATCCCTCGACGATGTCGGCGAAGATCGCCTCGATCACCGACGCATCGATTGCCGGGAACGCGGCCTTCGCGATGGCGAGCGCGGAAGCCTTCGGGAGTTCCCCAGACTTGACCTTGGCGGCGAGATCCACGAGCGCGGTGACTTGTGCGCCGTTGAGCGCGGTCTCCGATACTGGAGCCTCTCCGGCGATCGCGGCATCGACGGCATCCTCGGATCCGGCGGTCGGTGCTTCGGTCGGAGCCGTGGCGGGAGCCAGACTAGCCACATCGTCGCCCGACTTGCCGGCGTTCGGATCGACGATCGCCAGGTTCACGGGCGCGCGAGCCGCATCGCCGCCGTCGATCGGCGCGTAGTTCTCACGCTCGCGCACCTCGTTGATCGTTAGGAAGCCATTGTTCAGCGCGGTCGAGTACGCCGCGAATCGCGACGCGAGGTCGCCTCGGAGCAGAGCGTCGAACGAGATGTGAGTCTCGATCGGCTCGCCTTCGCGCACGAGCTTGCGCGCGCACTCCTCCTCGAACCGCGAGGCCCAGTTCGCGAGACAATGCTTCACGAACTCGGCATCGGCCTGCTCGGCACTCGCGTACGAGGTCTTCGTCGCGTCGCCGACCATGTGCACCGGGACATTGAACGCGGCCGCAATCTGCGACCGACAGAACGAGCGCAGTTCGACGAGTTTCGCTTCCTCGGGATCGACCGAGACCTTCTCCCACGAGTAGCCGCTTTCCAGGATCGCCACGCGGCCGGCGTTCTCCGCGCCGCCCGTGATCGACTGCCACGACTGGCGTAGCCGCTTGAGTGCTTCCTCGGTGAGCGTGCCCGTCACCTTGATGAGTCCCGCCGGCCGTGCGCCGTTGCGGAAGAAACTCGCGACGAACTTCTCCGCCTCGAGTTCCACGCCGATGATGTTCCGCACGAGGTAGATCGGAGTCTCGCCGAGGAGACCGTCGAGGCTCGGCGCGCGGAGGTGGAAGATGTCGTACGCCTGCCACACCTGATCGGTGCTCTTCGACACGCCCCAACGCGAGGAGGTGTACGAGTAGACGGGCATCCCGTCCGGGCCTCGAGAGACCTCGACCGAGTCCGCTCGCAACTTGTGCAGGCCGACCACGCGGCCGACAGCGTCGCGCTCGATCACGGCGTAGGCGTTCCCGTAAAGGAGGCAGTCGAGGAGCATCGACTCGCGCCAGACCATCGCCCCCATGTACGGGTTCGGCTCGATGTTCAGGAGCCGATAGAGCGGATGCTCGCGAGCGGGAACCGGGATCCCTCCCTCCCGGCGCATGACTCGCCACTCCATCCGCGCCACGCTCTGGGATATGAGCCGCGTGCAGGCGTAGACCGTCGGAGCCTCCCTCGCTGCCTCCGGCGTGATCGAGCGTCCCGTGTCGGCGTAGGTCGAGATGTACGCCTGCGCTCCGCCCGGAGGCTGTCCGATCGGCGAGCGGTCGATCACCGCGCGCTCTTCGAGCGTCGGCTCGGGAGTCGGGGCGGGTCGGCGGAACCAGTCGATCAGAGCCATAGGATTCCTCTCTCGGCGTACGGTGTCGCTTGTGATACCGTCGGCGCGGCATCGAGTGCTACCGCGAGTGCCACGATTCCCGCGACCACGGGGTCGATCTTCTCCGTCGAGCGTCGCTTGCTCGGGCGCGGGTTCGAGTTCGCGTCGAGTTCCACGACGCAGTTGGACATTGCCCAAGTGAGCACCGGGTTGCCGTCGTGCCGCAGCCGATGGTTCGTGACCATCGCCTCCCATCGCTTGGTCGGCTCGGCCATGTAGTAGTACGACTGGGGCACTCGCTTGAGCCGCAGGCCGTCGGCCTCGAGTTGTTGCGCGAGGCCGCTCGCGTTGTAGGGGTCGTACCCGACCGCCTGCACCTTGTGCTCGCCGACGATCCGCAGGATCTCCCGCCGCACGAACTCGTAATCGGTCGCGTCGCCCGGTGTAAGCCTCATATGCCCCTGCCGGCTCCAGTCGAGATAGGGCACCTTGTCCCGCTTCTGCCGCCGCTGCGCGCCTTCCTCGGGCGCGAACGCCCACGAGCGCACCCACGCTTCGTCCTTGTCGAGCCATACGGCCGTGAGCGCGGTGAGGTCGCTCGTCTCGCCCAAGTCGATCCCGAGGTAGCACGGGAGGCCGGCGAGCCGGGACTCGTCGAAGTCGAGACGGCACTTGTCCCAATCCGCCATCCGAAGCCATCGGTTCGAGGCGGAGACATGTTGGCACAGGTAGTAGGTTCGGAACGGGGTTTCCATCGAGGGCTGCTCCTGCGCCTCCTTGCACTTCTCGGCGTAGTACCCCTCGTGCACCGTGTGCCCGAGACTCGGCGCGCACTTGCGCCAGGTCTCTGGACTCGTCCAATCGTCGCCCTCGCTCGCCGAGTAGACCACGGGCAAGAAGTAGGGGTTGTCGATCACGCGGTCGCGCACCTTGCACGCATAGTCGTACATCTCGAACTCAAGACTCTCGCGGAGCGTGCCGGCGGTCGTGATCGTCACGAGCATCGGTTGCCGACGCGCGCCGACGCTCGTCTCGATCGCCTCCCACAGCTCGCGCCGATTCTCCATCGCGTGCACCTCGTCCGCGATGCACGCGCTCGTATTCAGGCCGTGCGCGCTCGGAGCCTCGCTCGACATGACCTTGTACACGCCGGCCGTGCTCGGCACGATCACCCGGTGTTGATAGACCTCGGTGCGGCTCTCGAGCATCGGCTCGGCCCGCACCATGCGCTTCGCCGCCTCGAGGCATCGGCCCGCCTGCGCGCGGTCGGCCGCGATCGAGATCACCTCGGGCGTAGGCTCATCGTCCGCGAGGAGGTGATACAGCGCGAGGGCCGCGCCGAGTTCGGTCTTGCCGCACTTGCGAGGGACGAGGATGTGAACGCGACGATAGCGTCTGGTGCCGTCCGGGCGCATCCACCCGTAGGCGTTCGCGATCACCGCCTTCTGCCACGGGAGCAGCGTGAACGGTAGGCCGGCCCAAGTGCTCGTGGTGAGTTTGCACGCGGTCTCGATGAATCGGATCACATGGAGCGCGGCTTGCTCGTCGAAGGTGCAGTTGCCCGCCGTCGCGATCGCGTCATAGCCGGGGATCGTGTTCCACTTCGCGGCCGGGTGCTCGGCCGGCTTCTTGGCGCGAGGCTTACGCGCCACGCTCGGCCTTCTTGCCCGTAAGCGTCTCCCATCGCTTCACGATGACATCGCAGTAGGCCGGCGAGATCTCCATCCCGTAGCACTTGCGGCCGAGTTGCTCGGCGGCGATCAGCGTCGTGCCGGAGCCGAGGAATGGATCGTAGATCAATGGCGCGTCGTGATTCCTGATCGCTCGCGCCATGCACTCTATGGGCTTTTGTGTCGGATGGAATTCGTTACGGCTAGGCTGATCGATTTCCCATACAGTCACTTCATTGGATGGGCCGACGAAGTTCGCTGATCCCTTCACGGCATACAGACAAGGCTCGTGCTTCTGGCAATAGTGGGCATTGGCTCCGGCATAGTGAGCCTTCAACTTATGCCACACGATCAGAGCGCGTATGTCGAATCCACACTCCTTAATAGCAGCATGAACTGGCTCCGCGCTGGTTCCCGCGTGCCAGACATACCATGCGCCTTCCGCCATCATCTTCCTCGCGCACTTCAGCGCCGGAGCGAACACATCTGGAACATCATCGTTCTGTAGCCGCTCTCGCTTCTTTGTGTTCACCTGACCGCCCTCGTATGCAACGCCATACGGCGGATCGGTGACCATGAGCCGAGGATTTTCGCCATCCATCAGTCGCTCGACATCATCCGCCTTCGTCGAGTCTCCGCAAAGAAGGCGATGCTCGCCGAGAATCCAGAGGTCTCCCGGCTTCGTGATCGGATCGACCGGCGGCTCGGGCACTTCGTCCTCCTCAACTTCCGCCGGCCCAGACATCGCCTCTAGTTCCTTCTCGTCGAACCCGGTCGCGGCGAGTAGTTCCTCATCCTCGATCTGGAGCGCGGCGAGTTGCTGCGCGAGCGACTCCTCGTCCCACTCCGCGAGCTCGGCCGTCCGGTTGTCGGCGATCGCGTAGGCCGTCGCCTCGGCTCCCGTGAGATGCGACCGCACGATGTCGATCATGCTCCACCCGAGCGATCGAGCCGCCGCGAGCGTCCCGTTGCCGGCGATCACCACGCCGTCCCGACCGACCACGATCGGCTTCTGCTGTCCGAACCGAGCGAGGCTCGCCTTGATAGATTCCAGGTTCCGCTCGTTGTGCTTGCGGACATTCGCGGGATCGTTGAGCAGCGTCGAGACCTCGACGCGCTCGACCTCAAGCCCCCGGTCTACGGCGGGAGAAGATGTCTTGGACTTGCTCATCTGGTGCTTGCTCCTTTGCCGCGCCGATGCGGGCGCGACCTACGGGACTCAATCCGAACTCACTCAACATCCGTCGCAGACGCTCGCCATGCTCCGCCAAGATCGCGCTGTACGGGTTTCGCTTGAGCAGGCGGAGCGAGCCGTCTTTGTTCTTGAGCGGGATCACCTCGCCGAGTTTCACGACCTTCTCCCGGGCCGCGAGGTAGCGCGACCATGTGTCGCACATCAGCGCGAGCGCGTCCCGGTCTCCGCTCGACATGATCTTCATCGCGGCGATGCGCGGGAGCCAGTCGGCCCACGCCGCACGGCCGACCTCGTCGAGCCACGCGGGACACTCGGGTAGAACCTCGTCGCTCGGCGGCTCGGCGCGCTCGCGAGCGGCCGCGAGTTCGCTCCCGGCGAGTCGCAAGGCCTTTGCAGGTTTAGGAGCAGGGCCGCGGAGTCCCATTGTCAATAGAAAATCCTAGAAAACCGTCCGAATCGCGTACGCGCA